GGCCGGCTATATCAGTCTTATTCTGGCTGATCTGCTCCCTATCCGCTATAATCCCAGCAGCCGCATCCTCAACCCTCTTGGTCTGCGTATCGCCCTCCGTGGTGACTGCCTCCACTGCTGTAGTCTTGGCCTCAGTAACCTCACTGACTGCCTGTGTGCCTACCTCCTGTACTGCTGTGGTCTGTTTATTGCCCTCGGCCTTAACATCCCCCACAGCCGTGCTCTGAGCCTGCCCTATGGCTGTAAGCGCATCTTGGGCGGTCTGTCCAAACTGCGCAGCGGTCTGCTCTACCGCCTGACGGTCTGCCGCCACTGCTTCCCTCATCTGGCTAACTACCTGCTTATCATTGGCAACTGCCTGCCGGTCTGCCTCCGTCTCCTCAGCGTACTGTCTTGCTGTATCCTCAGCCGCCTCAGCGCCCGTCTGTGCCTGTACTGCGGCTGTCTCTGATAACTTAGCCTCCTGTGCTGATAACGCCGCATCTGAGGCCACCTGCTGTGTCTGGGAGAGCATCCCTGCTACAGCCTGCTTATCCTGCGCCACGGTGTCGGCATTGGTCTCTACCTGCTCTGCAAGACCCTGTACGGCTTCCAAATGCTCCGCTGTCTGGGTGGCTGCTTTTTCGGCCTCATCCGCAGCAGCGATAGCCTTATCTCCGGCATCTTCTGCCCGTTTTGCAGCATCATTCACGGCCTCGATTGCCTGGTGGAATATTTCACCGTCTCCCGGAGCCTCAAAGGCTTTCGGCTTGGGGCGTGATTTGACCTGCATGGTAATGCGCTTGATCGTCTCACCGGATGTCCGGTCTGACAGGTATATCCATGCGTGGATGTTGTACATCTTTTCGGCCGTCCATACTGTACTGTTGCCCTCCAGCATGCTGTCCGGGATCGTAACGGTTGTTATCCCGTCCTTAGTGGTACCCACACGGGGTATGGCCTCGCCGCCGGTCTCCTGTAGCGCAAAGTGGATCTCAACTGCCGTCGGAAGATGCAGTCCCTCTATCCTGAGCTGCTGACCATAATCCCACTGCCATAGGCCGTAGGCATGGGCGTAATCATCGTTATCTGTAAATACTGCTGTAATCATATTCCCTCCAACCAAAAACGGCCCCAGGAAATCCCGGGGCCTGCCTATGTTGCGACGTCGCACAGCTTACTTATCTTCCGTGCCTACCGCTCTCTCGTCCTCCTTGCCGATTGCTGGGCCGGTGCTTACAAAAGTAGTATCCTGTGCGCCCTTGGGTCTTGCCTTCTGGGCTGTATCGTTGCGTCTCTGCTCTGCTGTTCTCTTGTCTGCTCTCTTACCTGTTGCGTTTGCCATAATATTTGTCCTCTCTTTCAAAAATGATATGTAATAGTTGCTCCGGCTCTGACCCTGCCGGACGGGAGACCTATGGATCACCTCCTCTCAGGTCTTGGCTGGCAGCTCCGGAAGTCCTGCAATGGATGTTGCCACTGACAGGATACCTGCCAGCGCGGATGCACTGGCTACCATAGGCCAGTTGACCTCACCCATGACCGCCGCCGATCCGATGGTTGCGACAAATGTCTGCGCCATGGTCTTAATGGCTCTCCTGCCCGCTGCGTGGATCCACTGTCGGGTATCCACATCAGCCCTAAATACACAGTTCTTAAGCATATATCTTCACCTCCTTTCAATGGATAGTCTGCGACAAAATTAAAATAAGCCCGGTTGCCAGTGATCCGGCAAGCGCGCTTACTATCGCTGTGATTACTGTTTTTTTAATGTCCTTGTAGGTGTTGCCCGGTTCCCGTTCCAGGGCGTCCAGACGCTTACTCTGGTTGTCCAGTCGCTTCCCCTGCTCCTTCTGCTCCTGTAGCATCTGTTCCATGTCTTTCGCAAGGCCATGGATGGACAGCACCAGATCCTGGATCACCTTACTCATGTCCTCCAGCAGCTCAATGCGCCGGTTCTGGCGCTGATCCTCATCACGGATGCGGGCCAGCTCTGCTTTTGTTAATTCATCCATCGTCTGGCTCCTTTACTGATTTTGTAATCATTTTTATCATCTCCTTTCGCAATAGTCGTGAACCAGTAATTATAATATTATTTCCTCAATAAAACTGGGGGGATGTATCTATAGCTAATGGTTTTTCATTTTCTATAAATAGAAATGTAACATTTACACCGCAAATCTCGTTTCCATACGCTGCCAATGGTTGGAGAGGTTCTATTACTCGTATTTATATAGCTTAATTTATTCCAATCTAATGCGGGTAATATATGTCCCCTTGGCAATATAACCAATACTGATATAATATTTATTGGCTTCAAAAGTAGTGAGTTGTGAAATGTCAAGTTGAAAATTTCCAATAGAGGCTCCATATCCTCCATCCCACTTAACTTTTGCAATCTCCTCATCACTATTATACGTCTTATATCGACAAAGACTGATCCATGACGGAGGGATGCCATTATCAGGATCATTTTTCCAATATCTAAGAAATTGTCCTTCAAAAATCAACTTACTATAACTTCGTACATCAATCGTGTTTGGGAAAACAATAGCTCTATGGTTCCATGTTGAGTAGTCGCCTTTCATAAGTAGTCTGGTATTCTCTTGCGCAAACAAGTTGATTTGCAATCCCCCAACATTTACACCGTTATAATATAGATCTTGAGGCGTTGGTACCCACCCCTCAAAACTTCCGATAATACCCATTATCGACTCATTCTTTTTGATCTTCTCCGGCGTGATCCCCGCCATGTTGCGGATATCCGCCCATGACAGGAACACATTTGCGTTCTCATTGTAATATCCGCTAGGCACTTTGACCCACATCCGCTGATTGCCTGCATCATTACCTTTGCTGTTGCCCCAGCCGTTGTAATCGCCACGGTTGGGCATGGTGCCAGTATATTCCTTGCCATCGTTGTTTGTAAATGTCTTGCCTGCCAAAACGTCCGACGGCACCGCATTGCCGCTTCCCAGGACAATCTTTCCGATATTGGCCGCCATCTCCCCGAATGTTGCGGTTGCCGCTGTAGGTACCCGTTTCGCAGTGATGGCTGCGGCAACCTGTGCTTTTCCATCACTGACAGATTTTTTTAGGTCTACCATATCCTCTGACAGACCGTTTACTGCCTCGTTGGTGGCGTTGATTTCTTTCGCCCCAAACTTATCTCCCTGACGGGTATACTCGGTTTCATCTACCGGAGTCACCGTTCCATCCCCATTTTCATTCAGACGGATCTTTTTCTGTTCAAAAAGAGCATCCACAAAATCTGTTTTTAAAGCCATGTATTTACATCTCCTCCCAATGTCATTTCCAAGGTTGGCCGGCTGTCCATGCCTGAGTGGATATTTAGGTATATTTTTAGGCAGGCACTTTCAATCCGGTTCAGCTCCTCCCAGCCAATAAAGGGCTGATTCTCACTGTATGTCCGCTTTTCTCCGATCTCAAAAGGATATGTACCAGTGCAAATGTGATCCAGATTATCTTCAAATCGGTTAATCTCGTCTGAATAGAATCCATAGTCCTGATAGGTCTTATCCTGCCCCATATCTTCAAAATCAAACTCCGGCCAGAGTTCCAAGGCCATACTCCGGATCTCGTTAAGATTGCCTTTAATCCGGTTGTAATCCTGGATATTAAAAAAATCACTTGCCCGCCAGTCTGTTTTTGGCTGTTGCCACATAGCTCATATCCCTCCTTGCCTTGATCGTCCCGGATAGTGCTCCATTATATTTCAATGTGTGGTCTGTCACGCGGATCAGAAGATCCGGAACATACTTATTTTCAAGAAATGCAATGTCATTGGCGTCTATCCTCGGTTCTCCCCGATATTGCAGGTTATATTCCCGGTCAGCCTTAAAATAATCACCAATCCAATCAGCCAGATCGGCAGCATGGACTACATCCGATACCAACGGATTCTCCCATGTTTCCGTGCTTCCTGTGGGATTAATCTGGCGGCTGACCTTGGCTTGTGTTACCACATATTCCTTACCGCTTATTACAACCTCTGCCGCTCCTGCAACGCCTGTAAGGGCCACGGTTGCATAGTAAGCACTGCTCTCTATAATGGTTGCCCCTTGCCCTTCTTGTGGCTCTGTGAGGGATACTGATAATCCATAGGACGGGTTGGAAAAATAGAATGTATACTGGTTGTCCTGCGCTGTCAGGCTGATAGTTTCCCGAATCAGTTCCTGTACCTCGCCATCACCTTGGCTGTACAGAGTACGCAATACCTGCAACTCTTTCACACGGGGCAACTTGGTGCCTTCCGGCGTTTTCGTCAGCTCTACACCATACTCCAATACATAATCTGTGCTGTCCCCGAAAGCGATCTGATCCAGGATCACACGGTTATTAGGTGCCCCCTTCGTGAACTCAATCACCAGCTGGTCGAACTCTGGGAACTCATGGCTGATTACTGCTGTCTGTTCCAAACCTCTGACTTCGTAATCTTCCTGAAGCTCTCCGCTGTTGTATGAATGGAATATGGCAGTATCCGGCCAGTTGCGTCCGAACATCAGTGTAACGCCAAAACACTTATATGCCGCTTCCATCGTAAGGGTAACGGTTGGGTTATTCTGAAAGGTTCCTTTTTCATCCGCTGCCAGATCAGAGACATATCCTGTATTGAGGTACGTTCCTCCATCAGACTGCCGTGGGAGGAAATACACTGCGCCGCCCGCCGTAGAATAATCCTGCCCTGTCAGTGCATACTCATCACGGGGGCCTGCATCCTTGCTTAATATCGTACTGACATGGGAAAAATACGCCTCATCCTCTGATGATGCGGACATCTCCGGCACAAAGCTGGATTTCAGATATATTTTTCCTGTCCGATCCTGATACAGGATACATCGGCCCGCATTGGCGATCAGCTGGAGCGCTTCCTTGTGGGCTACAACCGGGATGGGATTCCTTACAATCACTGTTTTAAGATAGGTATCCACTCCATATTCCCTTGGATCCACTCCGGCGTCCGTGAATACATCAACCGCCAGATTATACAGACTAATCCCTTCCGGATGATACTGTCCCCGGTAATAGGTACCGTCCATGCTGTCAAACCGGTCGGATGCGCTCAGGTTCAATTTCTCATCATCCGCAGACCACTCTTTCAGTGCCAGATTAATACCTGGAATCCATTCTATAGTCCCGTCGTCCAATTCCTGCCCGTACAGCGCCTCTATATCTTGTCCCAACTCAAAAAAGTTAACGCTGCTCTCATCGTTCTCCACATCAAAAGCCCGATCCTTATTACTGACCGTCAAACTAAAATCAATTGTGGGTAATTCCTCCGATATAGGACTGATATGCTCTTTTTTCGTGGCTGACAGAATTTTGCGGCTGTCAAAGTAAATGCCAATCCCCATAGTGATCTGGTTGATCCGGAACCGGCTCTGCCCGTTAACCATCCGGGACGGAGAGAACCGCAGGAAGGTAGCCCCCTCGAAGATCTCCTCGGTCACATAATGGCCGTCTGTATTGTCTGTTATCTCTACTGTATGATGATCGGACACAATGGAAAAATCAACCGGATATGCTTTCCCAAATTCTACCGTCAGTCCCTTAATATCATACTGAACCGGAAAACGGATCTCGATATCTCCCAGAAGCTTCTCCGTCACAAGTCCCTGATTGAGAACCACTGCATCTGCCTCATGGGGCAGGAAGTACATGGAGCCATCCACCTGCGTATAATCCTCATCACAGGTACCATACAACTCCTGTACCTTGTAATTGTCCATGGGTTTCTTAAGGTCGGAAAAATAAGTATACTGATCCGGATCTGGAATATATGCGGATGCCTGTGCCTCCTGATTGATAAGACCAATCGTAACACGCAGATGGGATAGAGGATTGCGCCATTTGCGGCGCATAACCTCTTTGTATTTGCTGCTTGCTGCCTGCATTATTCAATCACCCCGCAGTCTACCAGATTAACCTTGCAGTCCTTGTACATAGTCGGAAGCCCGTCTTCATCTTCTTCCCAGACCTTGGCCGTTCTATTTCCGGGATACATCCGCTCTGTTTTCCAGCCTCCTGTCTTCATATCCGGAAACTTGACAGTTACTACGAATTCGTCAAATTCCCGCAGGATACTTCCCCAAGTGGCAGCATCCAGATAAGACCACTGCAGGCCGTCTATCTTGTCCTGATCCCGACCCACCCTCTGCCCTACAAACTCTCCCAAGGCGTTTTTACCCTGATTGACGTTGGTGGCAATAGTAAGACCCGGCCCCTGGTCATAAGAGGGGTATTTGTGCCCGTTAATATAGATTGCCATGCTGTTTCCTCCTTATGTCGGTCTGAGCTTGTAGCCGCTGCGCTTCTCCAGATCAGCCAGCTGCTTCTTGATTTCTCTGATATCCACATAGACGGTCAGATCCATCTGCTCGATTAACTCTATAATCTTTTGCAGAAGGTCTACCATAATAGCAAGGTACTGGTCGCTCATGCCGCTGCTGTTGCGTGATGCCATTGCAACCGCACGGTCTACCATCTCCTGCATCTTATCCTCAGGTGCCACAATCTCGCCATAGTGCCGATTGTCACCGATCATGGCAAGCTGTGGCGTGTTGGCGCGGACAAAACCACCCTGTGCCAGGCGTGGAAGGCTGATATTTGGAATATTAGGAATGAGGTCTGCACCGATTCCAGGCACTTTATCTGCTACCTCATTCACAGCATCGATCATGGCGTTAATAGCATCAATAACGCGGTTTGCCATGCTCTCAACACCGCTGATAATCATGTTGATGATACCCTTTATATCCGCCCAGATGCCATCCCATATTTCCCTTGTTTTGCTTCTCACAGTATCCCATATGCCCGTGATCGCGTCCCGCATGGCTGTGAATTTCTCATCTACAGCCGTTTTGATGGTATCCCAGAGGGTAGACAGGGTGCTCTTAATTCCTTCCCAGATCTCTGAGGTTGTGGATTTAATGCTTTCCCAGATTGTACTGATCGCATTTTTGATTGCAGTAAACAGGGTAGTTGCAAGGGATTTTATGCCGTTCCAAATGGTGTTGAGCAGGGATTTTATGCCGTTCCAGATGGTGGTTGTAATATTGGAGATATTCGTCCATACTGCCTTGATGGTTGCGTATATCGTATTGACAGCCGCTGTAACAATGCCTTTTAAGATTTCCCATATGCCAAGGAAAATCTCCTTAATTCCTTCCCAGGCCATTGTCCAGTCTGCGGTGAAAACGCCTACTACAAACTCAATGACTCCGCTTAACAGTGTAATAAGCCCTTCGATAATCGGAGTAACAACCTCAATAAATCCGAAAACAGCTTCTACAACCGTTTGTAAAGCGCCAGCAATTACAGGGGCCACATTGGCTATAAACCACTCAATAAACGGCTGCAGAGCGCCTGTCCATAATTGAGTAATAGCATCCGCTACTTTTCCACCAAAATCCAAAAACTTATCAATGAGCGGGCTTAAATAATTGTCTTTAACTTCAACAAATTTATTCGATAAATTCTGTAATACTGGCAGAAAATATGTGTTATAAACATTGAGCAGCAGAGTTCCTATCTCTGTAAATCCCTGCTTAAATGCTGCCATCATGGGAGCTACATGACTATCATATGTGGCCCTGACTTTTTCAAACGTCTCAGAAATAAGGTCTTTTATTGCGGAAAATACAGGCTCTATTGCTCCAAACGTATCCTCCAGTGTAGTTTTGATGTAGTCCGCATTTTCTACGAATGGGGCCGCAATAATATCCAGAATATCCGCCGCAAATGTTCCTGCTAATTCAGAAACGTCCATAAAGGATTCTGAAAAAATCCCTATAACATCAGCAGTGATCTGCTTTGCGCTGTCACTCCGGAAAGCTGAGAAGATAGTATTAACGGCCTTGGAAAAATCCCCTGTGATCTGAGCAACACGGGAACCGATATCAAACATAGATACCAGGTATTCCCTGATCCGCTCTGTATTCTGCTGCAAATACAGACTAATACCACCCAGAAGATTGTCCGCTATGGTTGTGCCGATTCCGGCTACAGATCCGGCAATCTGACCCAGACTATAAGAAAACTGATCCGCAAAGGAATTGGCAGCAGCCAGTACCTCCGGAGCCGTGAATATCTCTCCAAGGCTCTGCTTAATCCGATCAACCGATGCAAGGATGCTGTCAAAGACGGATGTATCTCCAAAGCCATCCCAGAAGCCCGCTGTAAACAGGTCTTTAAGTTCCTTAGCCCTGTCGATCAGTGCCTGGTACTTGCTGTCCATGACATCCAGAGCGGATGTGTCAACCGCGCCCATATCGAACTGGTCTACATCATACCCACCTGCGGCACCTCCGCCCGATCCGCCTCCATCAGATCCGGTATCAGGGTCAATGATATTCAGCTCATCAATCCCTGTAGTGACACTCTTCATGTCCTTGGCAGCCTTCTTCGCGGCGCTTCCTGCTCCGCCTGCGGCTGCATTGGCCTTATCCGCAGATTGTGCTACCGCTTCCATGCCTGCGGCCGCTGCACTGGTCCCACCGCCAGATGAGCCCTTTCCGGTAATCATTTCCGTAAAAGCCTTGAACGCGTTAGCAAGGCTCATCAGTTTACCGATAATGGTATTGATTACCTTAATTACTGGTGTCAGGACGTTAATCAATCCCTGTCCGATGGTGGCTTTCAACGAATCAAACTGGAGCTGTAAGACCCTTACCTGATTCGCCCATCCGTCAGAAGTCCGGATAAAATCACCAGAGGCAGCAGAGAGCTGGTCCTGCACAAACTTATACCGCAGAGCCACTTTCTCCATCTCGGACATCTTCGCCGTGGTCTTGCTGTACCCATTTGCCAGAGCATACGCATCAAGGGCGCTTTGGGTCATAACCACGCCCAGATCCTTCAGCGTTTCAGTTTCGCCCGTGAATACGGATTTCAGCTTTGTATAGGCTTCATCCTGACTGATATTATAGAAAGAGGCTACATCCCCTGCCAGTCCGGTGAGGGTTGTAGCCATCTCATAAGCCGCCTGTTCACTGAATCCGAATGATTTTGCCATGGCTCCGGATGTACCGGCGAACTTCTTCGCCATGGTTTCAGACAAGCCGAAGGAAGCCACTGCATTCTTGGCGAAATTATCCACTTGCTTCGACATCTGGGGAAACGTTACGTCTACCACGTTCTGGACTTCCTGAAGATCTGACCCAAGACGCAGGCAATCAGCTCCAAAGTCAATCAGTTTTTTCACGGAAAACGCCGCACCTAAGGCAAACCCTATCTTTTTAAGCGCTGGTCCCAGTGCACCAGTAAGCTCTCCAGAGGTTTCTTGGCCCTGCGATCCAATACCCCGTATGCTCTTTTTAACCTTTTCAGAGGATGATTTGCTATTCCGTTCAATCTCCGACCAAGCTTTTTTCATGGCTTCCGATTGGCTCATTCCCTGTTTCCGGTAAATCCAAGCAATAGAGGAAGCCTTTGATTTTGCGCTTTTTTCGCTATCCCTTAAAATAGCTTCTATTTTCTGCCGGGTTTCGTCGGCAGAAGCATCCACTTTTCTGAAAGCTCCGGCCATCTCGTCGCATGACCTCTGGCATTTTTGTGCTGACTTTGAAAAGGCTTTTTCAAAATCCGCCTTTACTTTCCGAGATGTATTGTCTATTGCTGTCTTGATTTTTCCTAATTCCAGCGATATGTCAAAACTAATGGATGCATCAGCTGCCATATGTACCACCTGCCTCTATCTGTTACTCAGACATCGGCACATAATGGCACTACTTGTCCGGCTGTATATCTACCTCGAACTCTCTCTTGCAATCCCGGCCCTTACATCGTACAAAAATCCCTTTTGCACAGGCGTCAGGATCATAATAAATAGGCATCCGGTATCCGCAATATGGACACCGGATCTGCTTTCTTACTTTTTCAATTTCCGCCACCTCCTACTAACCGCACATGGCTGCAAACATAGTTTCCAGTTCTGCCATGCTCTGCTCAAAGGTTTTCTCGTCCATGGTTTCAGCCCCTCGGTTCCTCCATTCGTCATAGATCCGGCGCTGATCCTTTGAGAAGTGCTTGATAACATCCTTATCCGTTTCGGATCGGATTGCTACTACGCGCCCTAAAGCGGTCTCCGGAGCTAATCCGGCAATCAGCGCCTTAAATTCATCCCAGGATACCGATTCAAACTCTTTCGTCCTGATTCTTAACCCGTACTGCGACAGGAAACTGGATACAATCAGATCCCAGTCCTCAAACAGATCGTAGTACGGGTCACTGCTCTCCCGGCTTGCTGTCTTCTCCCAGAACCAGATTAAAGGCTTCCTGTACTACAATAATCAGGTCGTTAAAGCTTAACTTCAATTCCTTTTCGATCACATCCCTTGACGCCTGAGGAAAGACAAGCTCATAAGCGCCAATGATCTCTTCTGCTCCCGGATCATCATTGGACATAATCCCCATCACCTTAAGCATGGTTGGGGCATCTGTATTAACTTCTAATTCCCTCCCCCTGATCACAAGGCAGGGATTCTCGTTAAAGCTTAATTTTTCTGTAATATCTACTCTTCTTGACATTCTTTTTCTCTCCTTCTGTTCAGCCGCCAATTCCCGGAGCCGGTGTAAATTCCGGCTTGCCGTAACACGTTACCTCAAATTCAAGGGTATCAATGTTCGTGGTATCCCCGCCTCCGGGAGTGGTTACGTTGACTACCACAGTGCATGCCAGCTTTGCACCAGATACCATGACCCACTCAAATTTCGTCATAACATCCTGCCCGAATTTCCATGCAAGCCCCGCAATATAGTCATTCCCAGGATCTCCCACGGATCTCTTGCCTTTAAAAGCAAATGACAGCTTCTTTCCTGTCATAGCCGACTTAGCCCAGCCTTTTGCATCCATGGCGTACCATTCCTCTACCGTTCCATCAATGGATGGAGCAAAATTTTCAAGGTCTGCCGGCATCACCATATCCTCATCCGAACTGGTCACGCCTTTGGTTCCGAATTTAAACTCATTGTTGTGTACCGGATAGACTTTAGCTTCTCCTGCCATTTCTTACCCTCACTTTCTCTGATATACAAAATCCAGCCAGATTACATACTCGTATACCCCGTTATCATCTGTACCTACCGGCTGCGGTTCCGGTACCTTAAGGCTGATCTGATTAACATGGGTATCGCCTATCATCAGGCTGGATACATTTCTAAGTTTCTCAAATAATTCATAGGCTGCCTGTTCTGAGGCCCGTACGTCCTTATCCCAGTGGATCAGCAGGGATATGCGCCGGATGTCATAGGAGCTGTACTGTGGGCCTCCCAGAGCCGTCACAGGCTGTCCGGAAGCCTTCCGGGGATATACGCCTATGGAATGCTCCCTCTTGTTGTCCATCTTGCCGATGTACACCATGTTACACTCCCCAAGGCCAGCTATATATCCTCTGATATTATCCAAGGTCAGCATCACACACCACCTGCCTTTTTGTAAAATTTCTTGAAAGCCTCTTTTGCAAAATCCTCACTGATCCCACCAGGTAGCCATGGCTCATACCATTCACCACCTGCAAACGGGTTTTCATCCGTCTGGAAGTTGTATTCCGGATGGTAATACAGCCTCCGGGCATATGGTGTGCTTGCTACCAGTGATACCTTCCCCTGGGAAGATTCGCTGTAATCCACAAAAGTAGCATCCCCCTGCAAATGGCCTGTATCAAACGGCATGACCTGTGCCTGTACCACCTCTGTATGCAGGGCCTCGCCAGTCTTCTCCAAAGCTGCCACCGCCGCCTGTGTAAGCTCATTAATCCTCGCCATATTCAGTTTGACGGAAGATTTTACCTGCATCAGATCACCTCCAGCCGGCAATAATTGACCGTCCCGTCCGGATTCCGAGCTTTACTTCCCCGATTGATCCGACGTACTTCACCGAACACCGTTACTGTACCTCCGCTTAAGGAAGGCCAGTCCGGAGCGATATCCCCAGGAAACAGGGCTGTACCTGTGATCTGTACCAGCTTCTTTTCATCCGTCCACACCGTTTTAGCTCCGTCCTGAAAATTGCCCAGAAGGTCAAGATCCAGAACCTTCTCCGGCTGTCCGTATTCGTCTGTCCCCTCAGATTCCAGATGCACATGGATTTCCGTCTTGCACAGCCGTTTTGGAACTAAACATGGATATTTCATATGATCACCTCAATTCCCTGCAGCATAGGCCTGTCTGACACAGCAGAGCATATACATCTCTCTTCATGGCAACTCCCTGTTCCGTATACACATTCCAGGAGCTGCCAAATTGAGCGGATACGCCGTTGATACTGTAGCTTTGCAGGATCGTGTTGATCTCATCCGCATTCTCATACTCAAAATCCGCCTGCTGGCAGACCACCTCCCGGATCAGATCCTGCTGAAATGGCGTAAGATCAGAAATTCCCCGACCCACAATCCGGTTGAAGGTCAGGGAATCAATGTGACGGGATGCCTGCCGGAGAGCGCCAGAAAGCTTGTCCTCCGGGATCAGGTTCCCGCCATACTCATGCAAATAAAAATCAGGTGCAGCGTATGGCTCATATGCCATATCACTCACCTGCTTTCTTGGATGGCGCCTTTTTGCCTGGTTCTTTGGACGGTTTGGGTTCTTCTAATTTTTCGGACTCTTCCGCATGTTCAGGTTCATCCTCATGTTCAGACACCTTCACGCCCTCAGCCTCTTCTACGGTATAACCGTGTTTCCTGAACCAATCTAACAGATATGGATCATCCGTTTCCCCTACTCCGCCGCAAAATGGCACGGATGCTGATACTCCGGTATAATCTTTGTTGGGGCTATACACCTTCATGCCTTATACCTCCTACTATTTCACTTTAATGTTACGGAATACGCCTGCCGCCTTGGATGCTTTCAGCGCAATGGCTGCATTCATTTCCACTTCACCTTTCTTTACGGCTCCGGCGGTAGAAAAATCAGGAAGCCAGATCTGGACAGGGGCCACGCCTGCGAAAGAAACCGCGTGAAGTCCATCCATAGCCAGACGGGCTACATAAAGAGAGGTTGTTCCTGCATCGTCATCAATCCCGACCACCTCATCATTGGTACCAGGTTTTGTTTTCATGTCCACAAACGGGATACTGCCATAGTTCTCCACCTGGTTTCCCCAGTTATCCTTTGTTACCTGGTACATACTGGCACGTCTCGCGCAAGCACGGAGCTTGGAGATCAGTTTATTATTTCCCATGATGCAGGACGGAGTACCATCCAGACCGCCAAGGAACTCATCCAGCATATCCAGAAAATACTGGTAATTCTTAGTGATCATTTCGGAGGTAGACAGGTCAATGCTTCCTGCCTTGTTGTACTCTGTGCTGCTTCCTGTCAGCGCCTTATCCAGGCCATCAAAAGCTTTGGAATCTTTTCCTGTATCACCGTTGATGAATGTATCATTAAACAGTGCCTGCGCTGCCTTGATCTTCTGAGCCTGCTGCAGCTCCACCTCGCTTACAATGCCTCCCATGCTTGCAATCACACGGTCAATCTCATAAGAACCGCCAAACACCTTAATTTCAACCGTGTGGCGCTCTTTGGTTACCTCTGACGGGGTGTATTCCTTGTTGATCTCACGGAACTGTGCGGTGGGCTGTGTCTTAAGACGGGTATAGCTGTAACTTGGCGTTGCTCCTCCGCCAGTCGGTGATACTGCATCATCAAATGGAATGTGCTCCAAAATCCAGTTGGATTTCTGGAATTCATCAATCACGCCCATCTGCAGGTCATCCTGCACATTCTTTTTTGCTTCTTCAAGTGTAATCGCCATTATTTTTTACTCTCCTTTCTCATCTGCGCCCATGCCTAATTTGGCTGCGATCGCTTCCTTCATCGTCATACGACCACCTTCTCCGCCACTGCCTCCATCCGTTTCCTTGGCTCCGATCGGGAAGAAGCCTTTCTTTGCAGCAGGCTTCTGCTCCGCCTTGAACAGGAATGGCTTACTTTCTTTCAAAGACTTTACCTGCTCATCCAAACCGGTTACTTTTCCATCCTCACCAAGGATAAGCTTGTTTCTGTCAACCAGACCGGCTACCAGATCGCTGTCCTGTGCGGATGCGGAAATAGCAAGTTTAATAGCGTTCGTCAGCTTAAGATCCGTAATCTCTTTCTGATGATCCAGATCCTTCTGCTTGATCTGATTCTGGAAGTCTGTGATCTGCTGGGTAAGCGCTGCATTGTCCCCGGCGGTCGTTTTTAAGGTCTCCAACTGGGTCTTGTAGTCATTGACGGATGTTTCCAGCTGTTTACGCTGCTGCTCTGTCTGGTCGTATGTGTCTTTTGCCACATACCCCTCCAGCTCCTTTTTGGATTCCTCTGCGGCCTTCTTGGCAAGAGATTTTTCGATGCCAAGAGCTTCAAACTGTTCCTGCGTCATTATGACACCTTCCTTTCTTCCGGTTCTTTAACGCCTGCCGAAAAAAGGCGTAAAAATAACACCCAGGCCCCGCCTGCGTGTCTATGACTAATCCTATGACTTGCTATGACTACAGCTCTATGCCTTCCATTACTGCCCGTGCTTCCAGCACCGCAATATAATCCGTCATAGCTTTTACCTGCATATTGTAAGTGCTTCTGGGACAGGTCGGCTTAAATTCCAGCATCCCCTGATCCCATTTATCCAGCATAGCTTTCAACTTGTAGTATCGGATCGCAACCTGATAGTACTCAGCCTTAAAGCGTTCCTTATAATCCGGGCTGCCCATCATCTCAGCTGTATCATCTAATCTCATCTCTCTCTTACACTCACTCATCTCTCGATCTCCTATTCAATTCTGTCAATTCCATACTGTACCGCACATTCATGCTCTATCTTGCACCCTCTGGCCTCCTGCCAACCCTCTGCAAAATATGCCACATCTGCCGTGGACAGCAATTCCAGTGATTTTGCCAGATACCACAGAGGCGTAACATTCTCTGGAACAGTCTCGAGAAAAGAATCAATCACTTCTACTGATTCCCCAATAATGCTTTCTGCTTTCTTGACAGCCTTTTTACGCTCTTTTAAAATATCTCCGTCGGTTCTACCATTCATAGGCTGCGATATAAATAACTTTTTCATCTCCCGATCTCCTTCCCACATTTCACGCAGCGCCTCACATACCCGCCATAAGGGCCATGGTGGCGGCACCAGTGTTTACAATACTGATGGTGGCATCTACGCTGCCGAAACCACTGAAATAATCGCTCTATCATCTGCCATATCTCCTTTATTTTTTGCTTATCCAGCATAACACAATGATCGTACAGCAAATAATCATTGTAATCTGTACGGATGTTGCCAAAATACCACCTCCCTTCCTGTTGCGACGTCGCAACGCACCTTACATGGGGTAACAGATATTTTCCCACTTTTTATAAGCATCAAAGTACAGCTCATTCTTGTCTCCGTTGTAAGTCAGCTCATAATACATACCATCTGAAACTGGCGTACTGAGCAGAGCCTTATGATTCTGGAGGCTCTTGCTGTACCAGACTACAAACACATCGTTTACTGTCATAACTGGTGTTAAATCGGTTTTGTCCTTCTTCTGGTTGTAATACTCTGATACCTTAGCTTTGCAAATGTTTAAAAATTCCTGACTTCCCATTGTGATTCCTTCTTGATTTTGCGTACAAAAAACCACCGGCCATTACTGACTGGTGGTTTTAAATGCGTCCTTCTTTTTTCAGTTTTTCGATTTCCTCCGGTGTAAGTTTCCGAGGGTTGGTCGGCATTGCTACTCTATCCTGAAATGCCTTATAAGCCTCTTTCTCTTCCTTTGTCATCTTCATATAATCACCTGCAATTCAATTACATTTTCTTTCTTTGATATTACTCTAAAAATAGTTCCTTTGTCAAGTAGCAGTTCTCTTTGTTTGGGATACTTACTAATATCCTCAATATATGCTCCCCTACTCCCTTTAGGAATATAAATAACCACCTTATATGGCTTTTCCAGAGCTGCTCTTTTTGACACAGAAGTACTGATAAACTGTTCTTCTATGACTAAATCATTTACTTCAAATCCAGAATATAAATCCACATCCAAATTTCTGTATGCAATAACATCACGTTTAATTCTACTTTTATTCAGCGCACTGCTTATAATATCTGCATAGGTTCTCAACTTTTTATCTTCCGGCAGATCTCCCCGTAGCATGGCGTTTAACCTTTCAAAGAAACGATTCGGCTTTTTATCCCCAGAATTATATGTGTATTTCTGTATTGCGTACTTTTCATCTTCTGAAAGATTTTCTATCCATTCTTTTGAATCTTCTCTCAGAACATCAACTACTTTTTCCTTCGGTAAGGCTCTGAAATTTGCCAATGGACGTTTTGACTGAGCATATTCATGGCTATTCATACCTCCCGTTTTAAAATGTGCCCGCTTCCATTCCTTTGCTTTTATTCCATAACGCCTTTGATTCTCCGCATCCAGCGAATACTCAGCCAGCCGTTCGTACTTCTCTTCCTGCCGCTTCGCATACTGCTGTTTCTGTTCTGCTTCGTATTCCTGTCCGATAGCCTCCAATTCTTCTCTTGTCCATGTATCGTCCGCTGTGGAAATACCCGGAAAATAGGTTGTGTGGCTGTCCTTACAGCGTGGATGATACAGACCGCAGCTGATTGCATAACTCATCAGAGGATATTTCTTCCCAGTTTCCAGATCCACCCCGTCCTCAGGGCCGCCGCTCCACACATCATCGATCAGAACCTTCCCGCAAAACGGGAGACATTTGGGGCAGGGATTCCCACGCTTGTTGACAATTACCGTGGCTATTCCCCATTCCTGCCGCTTCTCTCCCTCGCCTTGCAGGTAAGCCCGCTTACTGGCTGTCCGGATTGCCATATCAGCATAATCAGCCAGCGTATGACGGGCTCCATTGATATACTGTACGCAGTTAAGGCCGCGGGATAACATATCCTTCGTAGCCATATCCACAGCCTTCTCATAGGTTCCTGCGCCTGTATTGGCGTATACCTGAGCGTTATAGATCGCCTGCCTGTAATCATCCTCTGCCTTGCGCAGGATCGCCGTCTCAGCCTTCTCCATATCGTGGATGGTAGCCTCGATCAGAGCTTCCAGCTTGTGGTCATTCAGGCGGAAAAACTCTCCTGCCATGCCCTTACTGATCTTCTTAGCCGGAAACCCCTTTTTAATCGCCTCCAGGATTTTTATTTCCTGCTGCATATTCCCTGTCTCTCTGGCCTTTCGGATCAGAAGGTCAATTTCACCATTTATCTTCTGGAACTGCTTCCTGTACTTCTTCTGGTTGTTCCGCTTATACTTCTCCAAGGCCTTAAGCTGCTCAGTCTGCCACATAGACCATTCATAGCCCTCTTTTGTTTCCTCGGCCCTGTGGCGGTCCATGTTGCGTATCATGGAAGCGATCAGTTCATCCTCAATAGCCTTGAAGGCGGCTGTGATATCGTATTCCGTCAGAGGAATCACCTCCCATTTGCATATACCTTATACCCCGCCGCCTTGAATTGGCGAATCAGCTTTTTCAGCTGGGTAATGCTCTTGCAATGATCGAAGCGCATTTCTGCCTGCCCGTCCTTTTCAATAGCGTACACCCCAAAGGGAACCTGCTCACTTCCCAGCGCCAGAAGACTCTTGTACCGTTCCTGATTCACCGCCCAGACCTTTTTCCCTATTGTCACCACCATCTGATCTGCCTCCTTCTGTATTCAACTGAAAAGAACCGGCAGACTGATTGATCCCCGGCTCTTCCAGCTCTGCAATACCCTGTTCTGTTTTCAGGCGTTCCACCTCTGCGTCCTTTTCTTCCTGCGTCCAAGTATCTCCATACAGCTGATCCACAGAGGTTTCCAGGGACATTACGCCGTACTGTTTGGCTTTTCCCACTGTCTCTACTGTGGTATCAAAATCAGGAGAAGCGTATTCACCGAATTTTACTGTCGGCCCATACTCCCCTGGTGCTTTCCCACACATCAGATCATAACATTGTAATACCACCTGGATCAGCTCCGGAAGCGTCTCATTCAAAGCATCTACAATCTTATTCCGCACATGGAGTGTCACCTTTTCTTTCTCCCTCTGCGACTCGGCATTATCTGTCTTTTTGAGATCAATCCCCAGAGTAGACGGGGATATGATACCCTGCAACACCATGTCCAGAAAACTGGCGTAACTGCTGACATATGCCTCGTAGGAAATCTGTGGCTGAGAAATCTCCACCTGCTGATTGGATTTCTCTGCCATATTATCCCCGATAGCAATAAAATCATTGTCAAATGGATTGGCCGGAAGCATCTTTCCGTCAACCGGATCTCTTGGTATCAGATTCTCTGGTATGTAACGTTTAATACGTCCCATCCGGATCGCATCCATCCACTGGCTTATTACCTCGTCCAAACCATCCAGCACGTCCGTCTTCCCGTCAAATAACGCCTTTCCACGATACTTATATTTGATTGATGAGAATATTTTGAGCGGGACTGCCAGCAGCAGATCTCCCTCTATCCCTATATCCATCAAGTGCGCCGTTTCCGGAAGCTGCTTTAAGGATACCTCCCGACCATAATCATCATACAGCCTGTACTTGATGTACCCGTATCCATAAGTTTCTTCCAACCGCAGTTCCTTGCTTCCGGATCTGTAACCTGTATAGAACTTAATCTCCTTAAGCCGGGAATGACTGTATACATAATTGACATTTTCCGCATCATAAAACTCAATGATCGGGTAAGGGCTGCACTCGTCTGCCGTAATCTTGAAAGCACCGTCTCCAGAAGCAAGCGTCCCAGAAATGCCCTCACCGATCACATTGTTAAGGTCGGCCCCGTCAAATATTTTTTTCCAGATTTCCTCGGTTTCCAGTTGCCCCTCACCGAAATCTACTGTATCCATATCAGCCAGAACAATATCCTTGTACCGGTCCACAACCGTAGACACGATTCCGCTGTGCATCTTACGAACGCTTCCCTGAGCTGTTGCCGCCCAGAATCTGGCTTTCTCTACATCCCAGCGGGCTGTCTTTTTAAAATACTGCTCCAGCTCCGCACTGTCTCCCCGATACCACAGCTTATTCCGTATTACATCTGCCAGAAAAGTATGGGGTTCTATGATTACAACCTCTCTTTCCCTGGCTGGCTGGATCCGAAAGAGTTTTTTTACAAAATTCTGTATCCAATTCATCTTTTTCACCCCTTAAAAATCTTACTCTGGTAGGGAATCCATGCATATTGCACGGAGTTAACCATATGATCGTTTCTGTCTTCTGGCACGTTGTCCTTATCTTCCATCCAGCTATAGGAATCAAGCTCTGCAATGTAATTTGTGCAGGTGTCCACCACATAAAAGCATGGCTCTATTTTCGCGCTATCGTCATATGCCATCCATCCCAGCTGTGCGTTGATGCGGTCAATGATCTCCATCTGCTTCCATGCGTTATTAAGCGTATAGACGCATCCGTTCCGGCGCTTATATTTATTCCACTCCTGCATGGTTGCCTGATCTGCATTATCCAGGAAAGCATTTCTTGACAGGCCCCATTCATTCTTGTTTCGGTCCAGAAAATCAACCAGATTCTGAACCGTATCGGATGGGGCAAGCGGCACTTCCAATGTGGCGTTGTTATACACTTTTTCTGCCAGCACAATGCAGCGTCCCTTATTCGTGATTCCAAGGAATGACATTGCTATTGTATCCGAAGATTTCTGGGAGTAGGACGTATCAACAGCAGCAGAAAAATACATGAAAAATTCCTTTTTTCTTGGCTCCTCTGGATGCTGTATGAACTGTTTGGCCCACTCCTTACTCTTAACATGATGGGCGCGGTCAAAGTTACTAAATACCAAGCCTGTAGCCTTTCCACGCAGTCCCAGAATCTTATTCTTCCAAATCTTAGTGCCTTTGGGTGTGTTGGCTATGATCTTGTCTATCTTTTCTTTCGGTAGGCCGAGGTTATGGGCAAAAGAAAAGAACCAATGCACCCAGCCGGGTTTTGGTTCTTCTTTCAGCTCGTTTCGGATTTCCTGTGGTGTTTCCTCTTCCCATTCCGGCAGAGGCCGGGAGCAGTTGATATACTCCCGGTAAACATCCAGATTAGGATCGTCTGGGTTAAGGGTCGCCATGAAATAATCACACCGCATGGCAGCCTCACGGACAAAATCTATATCGGCTGTATTGATCTCATCAATGTACAGACAGCCGTACTGACCACCAAGAGCCTTCTGCCACTTCTTTTTGTCGCCGTATCCCATGACATATATAATTTTATCGCCCTGGGACGTGTGAAACAGGATGTGGGGAATCTTATCATCCTTGGTACCGTTGCCGTTATATTCAGCCAGCACACCAAAATCATCTATGATTCCCAGATCCTTGTTGATGATGTTCTTCTCAGCAGTTCCTGTATCTTTAGCAGCTATGATATGCAGCTTCTTGGGGGATTCTGCCACCTTAAGCATGAATTTGAACAGGCCCACCGTTGTCTTTCCGGCGGCTGTTGTACCCTCCAAAAACTCCACAGGGGCATCACAGCGGAGGAAAGCCTTGTATTTTTCGGACAGTAACAGGCGCTCTGTGCTCATTATCCATCACCGCCGTGCATCTGCTGGATCAGATCGTCCAGCTTGGTCTTTTCTGTTTCCAGAGTGTCCGAAACCTCCAGCTTGTCCTTGAACATGCCGAGGTGGCGGCCTGCCAGATCTAACGCTTTTGTTTTGTCCCAGAACTTGATTTCCCTCTCAATTCCCTCTCCCCCGTCTTTGGTCGGGAATCTCTTTACCTTGACGGATGCTACAGCTGCCAGGTCTTCCGGAAGTGCATCCTCTCGAATGGTAGCCTCATCAAAATTAACTACCTTCGCAGGATTCACCAGGGCGATACAGGCCAGCTCCGTCAAAATCCTGTCCTGATTGATACCTGTCCGGCGGGACCGCTCTGCCATGGCTGTTTTAATCGCGTCTGAAACTGAAGTTTTCTGAAGTAGCTGATATCCCATCTGTTCTGCATTGCTTGGCCTATATCCTGCCCGGATGGCGGCCTGCGTAGCATTCAGGTCAATCAGATATTCATCCACAAATAGTTTTTGTTTTAGCGTTAATGCCATCAGGCTCACCTCCATTCCAATATCTTGTACTTATCCACACTTTATCCACAATATGTTGATAAAAAGAAAAGCCCCTGCCGGAGCAGGAGCCTCTCCAAAGGAGAAAAATCATGCAAAAGAAAAACCAACGGATCTTCCAGGAATCGAACCCGGGACGATGTGGTTTGCAAGCCAACTGCTCTACCACTGAGCTAAAGATCCGGAGAAGGGGGCGTCCAGCCCTGGGATGGAACCAGAGCCAGACGAACCGGCCGCCCGGCTGTAGCACCCTGGCGACCGTCGATTTAAGTGTAAGCCGTCGGCGTTATGCCTTTGGCTTCATGATACACTATAACATTTTAAAAACGGAAAAACAGGAAAAAACGGAAAAACTTTACGCAGCTTTCATAAAGGCCTCAAATTCTTTCCTTATCCCGTCTGGAGTCGATTTCCGTCCCATTTTCACAGCTACCTGCGCCCAAGTCAATTCCTCAAATATCCTATATCGGATAATCCGCTGCATCCTGGGCGAAACTGTATTGAGCCATGTTTCCACTTGGCGCTTGATTCTCTCCGCATTTCGGATCCGCTCTGCCAACAACTCCTCCATCCTATCCAACTCGTCTGGATCCTTAACGGTAGCATACCCAAGCCCCTCCAAATGATAGGTCTGTAACGTGTAAGGGAACTCATGCGCAGAGCCCTTAACACTGTCCTGCTGGATCTGGCTCCGGTGCTTCCTCAACTTCCGGATCTCCTCCTTGGTGTCCTTAATCAGCTCGCAGGCATCTATGTACTGCTCCAATATCTGCTTGTCCAACGGTATCACCTCCTCACCCTCAAAATCCTCTGTCTGGCCTCATCCCACTCATCCGCCCAGGTTTCCATATCCACTCGGACAATCAGGTACCGCTTCTGGTACAGGATTCCCATGTCGCTGTACTTGTCGACCTGAGGCCTGCACTTCCAACCAAACATCTTGCAGATCTCTGCACCGCTGTACCGTCCCACAAGCTTCCCGCAATCATACAGGTCATAATATACTGGCCCCGGCATAACATCACCTCCAGATCAACAACACCGCCATCAGGGAGCCCCAGACCATCAGGTAATCCCAGCGGTCTATGTTGCCTTGGATCAGATTGACCGTCCCCGTTATGGCCCACGTGATAATCACTACGCTCTTAAGTACATTCACGGCCACAACCTCCCTGTTTTCTCGTCTCTTAACCTGATCGTATCCTCCACATGATAGCCCATACACTTAGCGGTAAAGAGCATCATGCGGACGGTCTTGCGGTAATCTTCTGGAGGCCTGTCCGCTTCATGGATCGCAGCTCCGGCGGCTGGATCCGGATATCCTTCATGATTCTTGTACATTGTGCTTCCTCCGTTAAATGTCAATTTAACTCGACTTTAATTCGTTTTAACTCGATACAACAACTACTTGTTTAATACCACAACTGTTTACAACAACTTACCCTTTCTTGCCCTGATACGGCTCCGGCAGCGGCATCCAGGCGATAACGGAATAACCTTGCCCGAAATCATCAAACCACGTACCATCCGGAGCAAAATTCAGTGTTGTTGCTTGAACTGCGCCTTTTATCATTACATTAAATTCTGGACAGTAATCGTCTTCTGTTCCTTCCGGTACTTCCGGCAGTCTCTCCTACACGGGAATCCAGCGGTGCTGCTCCTTAAGCCGTTCGATTTCTTCCGGTGTCAGCCCGGTGTCCTCATACGCTGCCAACCGCTCAATCAGCTCATCTTTCTTGTTTGGGCTCCAGTATCCCGTCTTGATCCCGCTGCTGCGGGGATGTGTTAATCTCTCCATGGCTATTCTCCTTTACTTTTCCCAGCTGATCTTTCTTCCCCAGACATTTCCCGCACAGGCAGTATGGAAAAACCAGTGGTCCCCTCTTTTGGTCTTTACATACTCGACACGGGACAGGTCATCCGTCTCCGGATGGATCACCTTCCCGTATCCCTGGCAGCAGGTCTGCCCCAGTGTCCGCATCATAGTCGTTTTCTTCTGCTTGTCCGTCATATGGCTCCTTCCCGGATCTTCCGGATCCTTGCTTTCAGCGATTCCATGACCCAGCTCTGTACGTCATCCTTACGCTGCAGGGCCTGCATGACATCCGTATCCCTGGTCCCGCTGCATACCAGATGGTGGATGATCACCTTTTCCTTCTGCCCCTGGCGGTGCAGTCGTTTGTTGGCCTGGGTGTACAGCTCATAGTTCCATGTGAGGCCGA